CTGCTGGGACGGCGTGGGGTTGTTCACACAGGACTTCGTGGAGTCGAGCGTGGTGCTTGACTCCACCAATTATCTCCTCGGCCGCCTCTACGACTGGTTTATCTTCCTGAGCGCGGGGGCGCCGACCTTGGGGTATAACGGGGCGTGGGGCGCTAGCTTGACGGCGCGCACCGCTACTTTGACGCGCTCCAACGGGATGTGGACCAATACGGCGACGATCACACTGCGCACCAGTTCGAGCACGACCTTCAGCATCGGCGCCAATCAGGCGGTTTACGTCGGCACTACCTACGGTACTGCCAACGGCCAGACCGGGATGAACTTTTTGCCAGCCGCCGCAGCCGGGGGCAACAATTCCATCCTCGGAGTGTTCAATACCTACAATCGCGTGCCGATGAAGGTTGCCTCCCGCGACAGTACGTCTAGCTGGGCATATGCCCTCAACACTTGGCGGGCAGCTAATAACAACTCAAATAATGCAGTGAATTTCGTCGATGGTTTAGGCGAGGTCACCACCGATGCGTCTTACATTGTTGCGTCCCAGCCTACTGGGGCAGTCTTTGCCATAGGAGCCGTCGGGATCAACCTCAACAGCACTTCAGCAACCCCAGGGCTGCAAGGACTGGGTGCAGCCGCTAGCGTAAACACTGTCAGCAATGCCGTGGCAATTGGAATAATCCTGCCGGCGTTGGGGTTCAACACTCTGAATGCGGTCGAGAACAGCAATGCTGTCAGCACCACCTTCTTTGGTTCTGGTGCCGGGACCGGTGTCGGGCAGTCGCAAGGATTAGTGGCAGTGGTGTCAATATGACAGTGCCTCTTAGTGCTATTCAATCTGCGGTCTCAGCCGTGTGCCCTCTTAACGGCATGGCCGGCCCGTACACCGCGCAGCAGGTCAGTCAGGGGAATATCTCCAGCACCTTCCCGGCGCAGGACGGTTCTCTTTGGCGGCTGGACTTTGATGTGTCCGCTACCGGGCCGCAGAAGACAGCAGCGCAGGCGGTGCTCCTGGCCTTTAGCCCGACCGGTCCAATGGCGACCGGTGAGGCTCAGTTCCAGGCGGCCCTGGACGCCGGCCTCACGCTGACCTGGACCGTGAGTACGGCCTTGAATGATACCTATCCCATTGACACGGCAACCCAGGTGCGGATGCTGGCAGAACGGCTCAGCGTCGCCGTGAACGCTACCTTCACCAACGGCACCACGACGCTGACCTGGTTCGGCAGCACCGGGACAAGCCACACGCTGTCCATTGCTCAGGCCGGGCTCTTCATCAAGGCAGTCTGGCAGTACCTGACCGCCCTGTTCGTCGCCCGTGCCACAGCCGCCGCCGGCGGGGTGCCGTCATGGCCATCGTCTAGTGTCTCGGTCACTGGGTAGCCCATGTCCTTCTCCATAGGCACCTTCTCGCAGTTTGCCTTCGACCAACTCCCCATGCCTTCCGGCCTGACGGTCTTCGGTCAGGTGCAAGCCTATTTCTATCGGGTCACCAAGGTGGTAGGCTACTGAGATGGCCAGGAAGCCACCAAAGCCGCCACCAAAGCCACCGCCGGTAGTGGTGTACTTTGCTGACGATGTAGGCGACACCAGCTTCATTGACGACGCTGGTATCACCTCCTTTGTCGATGATGCTGGAGTGATCCTCGGATGACCAAGAACATTGCCACGGCGATGATGACGGCCGCCGGCTCGACCACCTCGCGCAGCCTCGGCGACCGTGCGGCTACGATTATCAATGTGAAAGACTACGGCGCCACCGCCAATGGTGTTACTGATGATGCTGCGGCGATCCAGAGTGCGTTCGACGCGGCCTTCGGGACGGCAGGCTCCCCACACGGCAATGGCAGCAAATATTCAAACCGTTCGGTTTATTTCCCTGCGGGACACTACATCGTCAAGACACCACTTTATCTGACCACCATAGTCGGGGGCTACGTCTTCGGCGATGGCAGCTCTTATACTCTGCTCGACTACCAGGGTGCTTTTAGCGGCAACACGGTTATCGCTAACGGTATTACTCCAGTGTTGTTCATGAACGGGGTATCTTATAGTCGTATCGAAGGTCTCGGTTTTACAACTACCAACAGCAACTCTTGCTGCATATATATTTTTACATCAGCATCTAACACATCGACGACCAATCTATTCGTGGATGTGAGCGTAGCCAATGCCACCGCTGGCATCCTTGCGGGCTATCAAGCACTGAACGGCACCTGCTCCGAATGCACCTATATTGATTGCTCGTTCAGCACTTGCACTTTCGGCTTGCGCATTATTTTGCAAAATGCGCTTAATCACGCTGTCTATGGTGGGAGCGTTTCTAATTGCACCACGGGGCTTTCAAATATCACCAGTGGCCTCGCCGTAGTTAATAATGTGGCTTTCGCCCTGAACACTACGGACATCGAGACGAATAGCGCAGCGCAGGCGATGGCAGTCGTTGGCGGACGCACTGAGCAGAATGTTACGACCTCCATACTGGTAGAAGCCTGTCAGGCCTATGTTAGTGGATTTACCTATGAAAGTACGGCAACTTTAATCGACGCGAGTACAAGCGGTAGCGTAGTTCTCGACGGATGTAACTTTGCCGGAGGGTCTGGTGTCATCGCCGCTTTGGGAAGCACCGGTCTCGTTATAATGGATAATATGGTGTCGGCAGTCGGGACATCCACGATAACGGGCACCGCCGGCAGCAAGCTGTATCTTCGAGGCTGTCAGTTCGGTAACGCCAACACCATAACCGGCTTTGGTGGTACCGTGGCGCAAAACATCTAGGCGGAATCAATGGCGGTAACTGCAACAGCAGTCTGGCGTGTCCGTCCGAGCGGCAGCAATATCAACGGCGGCGGCTATGACTCTGGCATTGCCGGCGCGGCCACCGATTACTCACAGCAGAACGCCGCCCAGGCGACTGGCACCCTGGGTACGGCCGCCGGCACTGCTGCATTTAGTGACGCGGGAGGCGCCTTTACCGCAGCGATGATCGGCAATGCGTTATGGATCGCATCAGGTGCCGGGTTCACAACGGGGGCTTATTTCATTACTGCGTTCACCAGCTCGACTGCTGTTACCTTGGATCGCTCGCCGGGGACCGGATCTGCGGCGAATTGGAAGCTTGGCGGCGGCTGGGCCGACTTTGTGACCAATACTGTCTCTGGTAGCACCCCCATTGTTGCGGGCAACACGGTGTATGTGCTGGGTAGTGGCACGCCAAATCCTGCTGCTTACACGTATGACTATACGGTTACTAGCGCATTTTCTTTCGCGCCCGGGAGCGGCGAATCGGGAGGGACATCATCAGTCGTACTCCTAGCCAATGATCCGTTAACTCCAGGGTACAAGGCTCCTCCCGACACCACTGGTGGGATGCCTACGGTGAAAGTGAACACCGTCGCGGCTAATTTTATGACGGTCTCGGATAATAAGATTTCTGGTCTTTGGTTTATCGCCAATAGCATGAACGCTGGGAAGATAATCATTACGGGTGTCGGCGCGCCAATGTCGGTGTTTGGCTGTGTGTTTGATCAATTTGGGAATGACGCCACGGCGATTGCTCTAAATTCTGGGGTCAGTTACGGGGCTTACGCTGCTGGATGCGAGGTATTTTCTTCCTCAGGCGGGTCTGGGGGAACTAATTATGCAATAACCGGGACACAAAGTCTTCCGTCGATTGTAACGACTTGCAACATCCATGACTGCGTTGGACGCGGTATAAACATTAACTTTGGCTCCGTAGTTGATACCATCGTGGCAAAATGTTCGAGCCATGGGATTGTGTCTGGGAACAATGGATCGCTCATTATGAATTGCACCGTTGATGCGAATGGTGGTGATGGCATTCATTGTTCGAGTCCGAATATTGTCACAATGGGCATCTTAAACAATATCATATCGAATCATGTTACTGGCGGCACATTCGGGATTAGTTTGGCGCAGGGCGCCCCGTTCAATCCAGGTCTCATCGACTACAATGTATTTTTCAACAATACGACCGACTATTCTAATAGTTGGCCGTATCAGCCACACGACACGCATGGCGGATCAAACCCGTATGTAGGGCAGAGCACGGAGAACTACACCCTTGCCTAGCGTGCTCTCATCCACGAATGCCTTCCCCGGCATTCCTGCGCCGCAGCATCTCAGCGGCCAGACGCCGGTACAGAACTATCTCTATCCTGGCGCCTTACAGCCGCTACAGACTGGTCCTGCGGTACTCACTTCCAGTGAAGCCTTTCTCGGCATCAGCGCCCCACAGCACCTCACCGGTCAAACCTCAGTACGGTCCTATCTCTATCCCGGTGCCTTGCAGCCGTTGCAGCAGGGGACTACTCCATTCAGCTTCACTCAGGCCGGCGCCCATATCACCAAGAAGGTAGAGATGGTAGGCTACTGACATGGCCATCCAAATTGTAGACGACCTTGGCCTTACCGACTTCATCGACGACAACCATGTCACCTTCTTCCTCGACGACGTTGGAAACTACTTGGGTCTTTTGGGGGAGGGCGGTAGCCAGCAACTATTCGATGCAGTCGGCTTCCACATCATCGACAAGGTGCGAATGACGGCCTACTGACATGAGCAGCGGCCACCACCACAAGACTCTGCACCACCCCGACCTCATTGCCGAGGTCGAGCGGCTCAGTAAGGATAGTGCCGTCATCCGCTATCTGCGCCAGCCACATACCGTAGACCTCACTCAGAGGGTCCCACTCACTGGTGGTAGTTCCAAGAACGGCAGAATCTATTATCTCGACAAGGATATGCCGAAGAAGTTCCACGCCTTCGTCCTCTGGCATGAGCGGTTCGAGAAGGCCCTGAGGGCTGTCAAAGGCATGAGCTACGACCGTGCCCACAACCTGGCCACGGCCGCCGAGCGCATGAAGGTCGAGGAGTCAGGCAAGGACTGGACCGCCTACAAGAAGGAGATCGCCGGCATTGTCCGTGCCAATGAGAAAGAAACCCCGCACAAGATGCCAGCCGGGTTCGACACCGGCCCCTACCGTGAATCTAACTCTATGGCGCTGATTGCCTAATCATGAGTATGCCTTTTGGTACATTATGCCGATTGTCACCAAAACCAAGACGAAGAACCCGCATCTAGGGCTTATCCATCCGGAAAGCCCGATTACGAAAAGTATAAACCAAGCGTCTTGACTCATGACAACGGCTCTCCCTTACGCCAAGCCCTCTTGGATGGCTTTCCTAAGAGGCTGGACATTCTCGCCGGCGGCAAGCCATAGGCTGGACGTATCGAGCGGATGTTCTCTTCGGTGTAGCATTCGCCCTCTTTGATATCCGCAATGGCATAGATGGATCTGCGGAACTGCCGGGACTCGTCGTCAGTGTCTGCCGTGTTCTGCATGGCCATCCAGATACGCTTGACGGCTTCTACCATCTTTATGAAATCCGTTGGAGTGGAGCTGAACTCAGCATCCTCAGACGTGCCTCCTCCCGAATCCGGGTATAGCAACTTCAGGTGTTTCTCGATGAGCACTGCCCCCAAGACCGTAGCCGCTATCGGGATCTCAGTCCCCAAAGTGTGGTCGGATAATCCTGTAGGGCAGTTGGTAAGCCCGCGTATCGTAGCTAGGCGATTTAACCGAGAGTTCTCAACCTTGGTCGGGTAGCTGGATATACAATGTAGAAACATGGTCCGCTCTGGCGAGGAAGCCTCCTTAGCTATCAGTATCTCGTTATTGCTTGCCATCCCGGTGGAGATGATGAGCGGTTTCCCGGTCTGTGCGGCATACTCGATGAGGGGGATGTCGACGATCTCGAACGAGGCTATCTTGTAGACAGGGCAATCCAGGCTCTCCAGCAGGTCTACTCCTCGCTTGTCGAACACCGAGGAGAAGATAATGATGCCTTCGTCCCGTGCCGCCTTATACAAGTCAGGGTGCCACGCCGGCGGCGTTTGCGCCTTCTCATATAGTTCGTACAGCGAGCGCCCCTTCCACGGCCCGTGCTGGGCGATGAAGTCCGGCTTGCTCATGTTCAAGGTCATTGCTTCCGGGTCGTAGCACTGAGTCTTGACGGCATTAGCTCCACAGCGTTTTGCTGCCTTGATGAGCCTGATGGCGTTGCTCTTGAGGCCGCAATGGTTACCGCTACACTCAGCGACGATGTACGGCGGACTATGCGGCCCGAGGGTGATGTCAGCTATTTTCATTCGCAAGCCTTCTCATAACCGCAACTGCAATCCTTGTTTTCTCTTAGCTCGCATTCAAAGGCGTGGTCGCCATACAGCTTGAGTGCGTGTCGCAGCCGCTCGATCTCGTCGGCGGCTTCTGCCATCAATCGATCTGTGATGTCGGGTGGACTATTTGTATCGACTCCACGGTTCAGCCGCTCGACAATGTCGCTCATGCTACCGACTCCAATACTTTCTTGGCTATGGCTCGCATCTGCCGGCGTTGCCGCCAACTGGGGTCGTAGCGGCAGACCTCGAAGGTGATGAGGCAATGGTCTTCGGCAGACTCTGCGATGGGGCAGAGGCTGTCTGTCACACCGAAGATGCGGTGTAACAGCGGCGAGTACCCCGCCCGCATCGGGAATCCATACATGTTGAGTCGCCCGACCATGGCCCTACGCCGCCCACTCTCCATCAATCCGGCCCAGGTGTAGTAGACGTGCTTACAGCCGGCATCGGCTGACGGGGTAACCAGCCACGAATAGCCGGCGAACATATCACTAAGTTCTTGCGCCAGTTCTATCCTGCCGGCGATTATCTTCTTGGCTTTCTCCAACTGCACGCAGGCAATAGCCGCTGTCGTCTCCGTCATGCGAAGATTTAGTCCAGCTTTGCACGAATCCGTAGATAAATGTCTAGGGTATATCTCTCCATGATTGATAGCGCGTTGTAGGTCTTCCGCAACATCAGCAGTATCAGTGACAGCCACCCCTCCCTCACCCGCCTGTACATGCTTATGGACGTTGAGGGACCAGACTCCGATGTGGCCCACGGTTCCCGCATATCTGTTGCCCTCCTTGGCAAATGGCGACTGTGCATTGTCTTCTATCATCCATACCTTATTGGAGTCGCACCATGTACGCATGGAGGCCAAATAGGCTGGATGCCCGAACAAGTTCGTCACAATAATACACTTGGGCAAAGGACCCTGGAAGTTGTTCATGTTCATCGAGAATCGTAGAGTCTCGATGTCTAAGAGAACAATATCGGCTCCTAATACCTTCGCACAGGCAGCCGTAGCAGACATGGTCATTGCCGGGCACCATACGATGTCTCCTGGGCCAACGCCGACAGCTATGCAGGCTGCCAGCAGTCCGCTGGTCGCCGAATTACACGGTATAGCATACTTGCACCCAAATGCCTTGCACCACTCCTCACTTAACCGGGATATCCAGTAACCTCCGCCGGAGACTCCGCCAAGATAGCCAGACAGCGGTTTGCGCAATGCCTTGGCTACGGCCGTCAGCTCCGCCGAGCCGATGGTGTTGAACGGCGGCAGCGGGCCTAGAGCTGGGATGTCCATTCCGAAATTGTCCTGTCATTGGTCGTTATCAAGCGAATGATTTGCCTGGCTTTGTTTGGCCGAGCTGTTACGGCCAATTGAAGCAGTGACATCCACAACAGATTATTATTGGCGCGAATACGGGTAATTTCATTGATGATTTTCTTGGTTGTCAGCTTTTTCACTCATGCCTCCGTTGAGAACAAAAAATATGAGCCGTTCTTCGCGGCTACCTTCTGTTTGATTTTAAGCAGGTCCTTGTTCAGCTCATGGATCTCTACTCGCAGCACGCCCCAGGCGGATGGTGTCGGCTTTTGGCGCTTGGGGTACATATGCGGCAGCAGCTTCTCTAGCGGGATGCCACGGCCTCCGGCCTTGGCTGCCGCGTTATATAGCCGCCGCCTGCGCTTGTTCATTGGCGGGATAGTGGCTTCCCCGGTCAGTGGGCCGCCGCAGTAGGGGCACTTAGTCATCATAGTCTTCGTTGTCATTGTATGGGGTGGCGGTTATAGGTGTAATTGTGAGCATGTCAAAGCTTGCATCCGGGGGAAAATTATATGTAAAGACTCCCGCTGGGTTTATACTGAATTGGGCATCTTCTTTGCCGTTCTTCCAGAGTATGACCATAAGTGCCTTATCAGAGTTCATTGACCGCCTCCTGCAACTCCCTGATAGTCATCCGCCGTGCCCTATCGCTGCTTCGGTGCTCGGACATGCTTTCATGCAGCTTCTCCCACGCAGGCAGCCCTGTGATTTCTGTGTCCACCCCCATGGCTATGGCCAAGTCGCCCAGCCGGTATGCCGGCAGGTTGGGGATATTGACCTCCCCACCCCCCATCTCCCTGCAAGTTTTCATTACCAGGTCTACGGCTTCGCTCATCCGCATGAAGAAACGGGTGCATTCTGGATCGGTAACAGGTACGGTATTGAAGCAGCCCTGCTCGATTATAGCCTTCCACTTGGGGGCCACAGACCCGGTGGAACCCCATACGTTGCCATAGCGGCAGACCGAGAAGATTGTCCCGTCATTCCCGCGCATGTTGTTGGCATTGATGAACAGGGATTCCGCCGCCAGCTTGGTTGTGCCGTAGGGGCTAACCGGCTGGTAAGCCTTGTCGCTTGACAGCAGGATGGCCTTCTTAACCCCAGCGTCGAGCGCGGCATTGACCACATTCTCGCTGCCGTAGACATTGGTCCTTATGACTTCGTCAGGATTGTAATACCCGACTTCGATGCGCTTGAGGGCGGCTGCGTGGACGACCAGGTCTATGTCGCGCATTGCCCGCTTGAGCCGGCCCTGGTCGCGGACATCCCCAATCATGAACCGCAGCCGGTCTTCATGTCCTTTGAAGGCTTCGGCCATCATGTGCTGCATGAACTCGCCGCGTGACAGGATCACGATGCGGTCACATTCGGTATTGTCCAGCAGATAGCGGGTGAACGCCTGCCCGAAGGTGCCAGATCCCCCAGTTATCAAGACTGACTTCATTACTCCCCTGCCGACATTCGCACTGGAGACGCCGCCACTGCCGGCTGCTGGGCGATGGAACCGTCGCCTAGTGCCTTGACTATTTCCCAGAAGGTGCTTGCGTATGCCTCAAGGATACGTTCTATCTCAGGCTCCTTATGGGCATAGGATAGGTTATTCGAGTTGATGATGAGCACTCCGTTCTCTGCCATCTTGGCAATGAATAGGGAGCGTAGCTGGGCTTGGTGTCTGCCCTTGAAGCTGATGGTCTGCTTTGGGTACCAGCCGTCAATGCTGATGACTTCCTCCAGATTTGTGTCCTCTCGCATATCAAGTATCTCCTTCTCCAGGAGAATTCCGGTCTTGAGCAGGTGCCCAGCTACGTCCAGCTCCTCCAGCTTCTTAATGGTGGCAATGGCTGCTGCAATGGATAGGGTCTCGCCGAAGAACGTCCCCGAATAGAAGATGTTGTTCGGGGGCTCCATCCGCTTCATGATCTCGCGTTTCCCGACCAAGGCCGAGATTGGCATGCCATTGGCCATGGCCTTACCGAAGGTGGCGAGGTCAGGAGTTACACCGTAGAGTTCCTGCGCACCACCCAGTCCATACCGGAAACCAGTGATGATCTCGTCGAAGACGAGGATGATGCCGTGGTGCGTGCAGAATCTGCGAATCCTCTCTAGCCATTCCGGGTCGTCACTGGGCTCGACGATAAAGGCGGCGATTTCGCTAGGCTTGATGCGCCAGTGCCATCCATCGTCAAGCCTAGCGCCGTGCTCGATCTTAAGCGTAAGATCACGGATGCTTTGTGGTATCCCGAGGTTTCTGGAACGCGCCATCGACCAGTCCTGCCAGCCGTGGTAGCCGCCAACTATGATGTGGTCGCGGCCGGTGTAGGCTCTGGCCAGTCGGATCGCCGCCGAGGTTACATCGGTGCCGTTCTTGCCGAGCTTCACCATCTCCGCACAGGGGATTATCCTGACAAGGAGTTCGGCTAGCTCTGCCTCAAGTTCAGTAGCAAGAGAAAAACTGACGCCGCGATCAAGCTGGTCCCGCATAGCGCGATCAACATCAGGATCACGGTATCCAAGGATAACTGGAAGGAGAGCCCCCACCAGATCGACATAATCGTTACCATCAATATCAAAGACCCGAGCGCCGTCGCCGTGGCTACAGAAAAGAGGGCTCCTTCCCGCAGGAAATTGTAGATGTGACTTGGAGAAGGTTTGGGCTCCGAAGGGGATGGTCTTGAGCGCTCTTTCAAGCGCTTGTACACTTCGTCTATAGCTTCGTGGGGGGTGGGGTTCTGCGGCAAGGCTCTCGTAGAATCGTTCATTTCTTCCGGCCCCTCTGTTGGCATTATTGATCTCTCTGAGTTCAGGTTCTTTGTCGAGTATTCTGAGAATTTCCAGGTAGGACGTGGGTGCTTTTAGTCTCTCTGCGACTGCACAGCAGAACCTGTAGTCTGGTTCGGTGTCGAGAACCCACCGCTCCTTATGGAGTCCGGGAAGTGGGCATGTAAGATTGGCGGCACTAAAACGGCTGCGGTTGCGAATAATATACTGAGTAACGCAATTGCGGTCACTAGGGCGCGTGGACTCATTCCATGCCGCCTCCAGAGATTCAAAAGTGAAACACTCCACATCCAGGCCATCAGGCCAAGTAGGAGGGTCAACATTTGAGGCATAGTCTGCATTGGTCACCTCCCGTAGCTTGATGACTTCGTCGATGACTCTTGGGTCGAGGAATGGACAGTCGCAGGTAACGCGGACAACTATGTCAGCCTCATATGTCTTGGCGGCATGGTAGAAGCGGTCAAGTACGTCCTCTTCGCTGCCACGGAAGCAGGCCCACTTTTGCTTGTTACAGTACTCGGCGATGACATCATCCGCCGGCAGCGTTGATGTAGCTAACACAGCAAAGTCAACGAGGGTTGATCTGGTCAGGGCGCTCAGCACCCATTCCAATACGGGCTGGCCGTCGAGAGGCTTGAGTACCTTTCCGGGAAACCTCGCGGACCCCATGCGGGCCAGGGCTATGGCTACGGTGTTCATCCGGCAGCCTTTCTTTTGGCTTCCAGGCATATCTTCAGGGCTTCAAGCCCCTCAGCGCCGGTGCATCCTACCGTCTCTTCCCCGTCGATTCGGGCGATGAAAGACTCCATCTCGTCGAGGTAATTGCTGTCGAAGGAATCGTCTCCGACAAATCCTATCGGCGTAGCTTCATGGCTATGTCGCAGCCAGGCGTGCCGATGCACCAGGTCAATGATGATGGTTCCCTTGTCACCGACGACGACGCTTTGCCGTATTTCCGGCTTGGTGAGGTAGTCGAGATGGAGGGTGGTCTGGCAGTCATTTTCGTGGGTAAGGATGATGTCAGCCAGGGTCTCCTTCTCGTCGGCAACACATGCCTTGACTGTCGCCGGCCCAAGGAGATGCAGGGCGAGGTCAACCTCATGCGACCAATTGAGGATGACGCCATCTCGCAGGTAGTCGGTCTTGTTATTCCGTTGGGCGACAACGAGGTTGGCCCACTGCGGCTTGCCGACCAATCCTGAGTCGATCCACTCCTTGGCCTGAAGAACACAGGAATGGAAGCGCAGATTATAGCCGACCATTGTGGCGCTGCCGCCATAGGCGCTATCAGTAAGCTTGTCCTTGAGTGGTTTCTCCACGAAGTATGGCCTATCGAATAACTCGCATGCTGCGATATAGTATGCATGAGTAGGCGTGGGGCTGGCGATGACGTAGGCATCCACCTTGGGTAGATTTTCCCAGACGTGGTAGCATCTCATGCCAGGGACAACTGCAATAGTATGAGTGTCAAATCCGCAGACCTCGTGGCCAAGATGCATCAGGTTGCGGGCATGCCGGCTGCCGATGCTGCCAAGGCCGATGACGGCTATCTTCTTCTTGCTCATAGTGGTGGTGGCGGTCCCAGCCGGAATGCTGTGTTGAGATTCTTCCGCAGTATCTGCACTGCTGTACATTCGTCTCCCTCTCCTATCATCATGACTGATTGGACCGAGTAGGCGGGGTGCCAGGTCCACAGCTTGGCAAAGTCCATCTTGCGGGTGAAGATTCCCTTCTTGTGCTCGTATGGCTTCTTGTAGGCCACAGGGCTCCAGAAGTCGTAGACCACCAGGTAGCCGCCATTGGCCAGCACTCGGTCGCCCGCCATAGCGATTTCAAAATAATCCTCGGGGTCGCAGAGATAGAGGCAGAATCCGTAGATCAGCAGGTTAATGGCCCCATCTCTGCATATGTGTATATCGTCGGCTGAGCCACGGTGCAGGGTCACATTGCCATCAATTTTATATTGCTCTATGCCGGGGTCGATGCCGTAACACCTGCAATTGTAGTGGGCAGATAGCTCTTTCAGTCGCCAGCCATCAGCACAGCCGACTTCCAGGACTTGTGCAGGTTTTAGTTTCAGCGACTGGATTGCCCGGAGAACCGGGTCGTCTGGCGCCGGCAGCTTGTCCTTGTTGCGGGCTAACCATGCTTCGCCCTCGCCGTCAAAGAAGGCTAATACCTGCGGTCCCATTAGTCTGCCTTTGACCAGAGTTTACACCAGTACACCGGGTCAATGTAGCCGCTGACCTTCTGGCAGGCTGACGGCTTTACGAAGTGTTTGCAGTATCCCTCGTCGTCCTTGAAGACCTTACCGCAATGGCTCTTCTCCATGCCGACTGAATAGTCCACGTCCGTCTTATTGGCCTTGGCCATTGCGGCACTCCTTAGAACTGGGCGACGTTGACGACGACCATCTTCAGGTCGCGGATCTTGGCTGGCTCAAGATGCTCGACACGCTCCTTTACCTTTTTGTTTACCAGCGTCGTCCGGTGCGCGTTATGTCCGTCAAGAATGTCCTTGATGTTAATTTCGAAGAACAGCTCTTGGTCGGTGAGGTCAGTTAGCCTCTGCTCTCCTTCGTACAGAATCGACTCATCCAGCGGGACATTCTCGTCTGTGTCGGCGATGAAGACCTTAACGATTCTGCGGTTAGTCATCGGTATTTCCCTTTGTTGTGCTTGGTATTGGGCGAGGTCGGAGGCCTGGAAGTAAGGTACATTTTGGCACTGAAGTGCATTTTGGTAGAGTGAGTCCAGGGGTGGGTCGGCTGGGAGTATGGAACCTACTGGTGCGTAGGCTATCGTATTGGACGCGTAGCTTCGTATCTGCGGTATGTCTCCGATTGTCATCAGTGAACTCCATCATTGAATTTAGCCCACAGCTCCATACCCCAGGTATCGAAGTCACCGGTTACGTAGTGTGTGCCGAGGCCGGTCATAAAATGGTGCTCTCGACACCCCTCCAGGAGCATTCCTGATTTCTTGAAGATGTGAATCATGCCCTGATTGCATTCCATGCAGCCGGCCTCGATCTTGCGAATGCCGAGACCGAACAGACGCTCTATCATAGCGATCCAGGCTTCGGTCCCGTATCCTTGTCCCCACTTGGACTTGTCGCCGATGAGGATTCCCATGTCTGCAACCAGATTGTGCTCGTCTACATGAGCGGTGATGGAGCCGATGAGCTGGTTGCCTGTGGTGATTAATCGGAGCATACTGGGTGGATGGAATCCCTCGATGTACTTGTGCTGGCTGGCATAGTCATGACTGCGGTGGCGCTGCTCCGAGTACTTGACAACTTCCGGGTCATTGAGCCACGCGACCTGCTGCTTGATGTCTGCGGCATAGACTGTGGGCGGGATGAGTAGGCACCGCTTGGTGACGATGACGGTCATGATTTCTTCTTTTTTGCCGTCTTCATTCGCCAGACTTCCTTGCGCAGGTAGCAGATTTCCCTGGTCAGGAGGGTGAGGGACTCATGCAGGAAAAGAATTGCAGGGGCGTCGGCATTGTAGCCGCCAAGTCTGCGCCTGGTATTCGTCGAGGCTTGGAAAACCTCGATGAGTTGCTCTAGCTCGGGTAGCGTCATGTTCCTCCCCTGTTGCGTTCCCCACATATTCTCGTGTTCTCGATTTGTAAAGAGGGATTGATGCCGTGAGTGTGCAGACCATAACCAGGGCGGCCACCCAGATCCTCAAGGTCCAGAAGCAGGAGAGGTATGAGCGTAGTCTGATGGACTTCGCGGAGTACGTCTGGCCGGTGGTCGAGCCGGCTATTCCCTTCATCAAGGGCTGGGCGCTGGAGGCCATCTGTGACCATCTTCAGGCGGTGACCGAGGGCTATATCCGCCGGCTACTCATCAATGTCCCGCCGGGGTTTACCAAGTCGCTGATGACGGACGTGTTCTGGCCGGCCTGGGAATGGGGTCCGAAGAATCGTCCCTGGCTGCGGTATATGTGCGCTGCCTACTCGAACCACTTGACCGAGCGCGACAACATGCGCTGTCGCAACGTGGTGATCAGCGACCGCTACAAGAGGCTATGGGGCGAGCGGTTCCGCATCTCGAACGAGCAATTTACCAAAATCAAGTTCGCCAACGACAAGACTGGATGGAAGCTGGCCACCTCGGTTAGCGGCATCGGCACCGGGGAGCGGGCTGACCGGGTCATCATCGACGACCCGAACAATCCGAAGGACATGGAATCCGAGGTGGTCCGCGATACCGTCAATATGTGGTTTACGGAGATCATTCCCGACCGGCTGAACAATCAGGCCGAGAGCGCCATTGTCGTTATTCAGCAGCGGACCCATGAGGGTGACGTAAGTGGGACGGCACTGGATCGGGAGATGGGCTACACCCACCTCTGTATCCCCATGTACTACGTGCCGGCCCAGCACGTGAACGGCTACACTCTTGAGGAAGATAAGCCGGTCATCCAATCCTTTATTGGCAATCTTGCGGCGGAAGTCCCCGACAATGACTTATTCTGGGAGGACCCGCGTCAGGAGGATGGCGACCTGGCGTGGCCTGAGCGGTTCTCGACCAAAAGCTGTGAGGAGCTGCGGCGGGATAAAGGCCCCTATGCATGGTCCGGTCAATATCAGCAGGATCCAGAGCCTCGCGGCGGTTCTATCATCAAGCGTGAGTTCTGGCAGCTTTGGAAGGAGCCGGCATTCCCGCCGCTGGAGTTTATCCTTGCTTCCCTCGACACGGCCTATACGGCCAAGGAGGAGAACGACGCTTCGGCCTTGACGATCTGGGGTATCTTTCGTGACCCTATGGGAGCGATTGCCAGTGAGCCCAGCGCTGCTCTTTGGCTACCCAGAGACACAGTCTCGATTGCCCAGGACATCCCAGGTAACCCCAAGGTCATCTTGCTTCATGCTTGGCAGGAGAGACTAGAGTTCAGTGAGTTGGTAGAAAGGGTTACGGAGACCTGTACGAAGGGGGTGGCCCCAAGTGGGAGGCCAAGATTCGCCGTAGACCGGTTAGTCATCGAGGCCAAGGCCAGTGGGCAGTCTGTTGGGCAGGAGCTTTACCGTATGTTTCGAGGCAGTGGGCAGATGGGGATCGACCTGATAGACCCGAAGATGTATGGCGACAAGGTGGCAAGAGTCCATGCCATCCAGCATCTGTTCGCCGACAAGATGGTCTATGCCCCGGACAAGACCTGGGCTGACATGGTCATCAATCAGTGCGCCATCTTCCCTCGCGGCTCCCATGACGACCTGGTGGATTCGACCTCCCAGGCGCTGCGTTATCTTCGAGATACTGGCTTCGCTCTCAGGCGCTCCGAACATCGTATGGATATTGAAGACGAAATGAAGTACCGTAGTTCAACCGCGCCACTATATCCGGTATGACCTAGATGGCCCCTCGCTCCGGTAGCCTGCCTCTGACCGACCAGCCCACGATGGGTGCTCGGCCGCAACTGTCATTGGTCAATGGGAGTCAGGCACAGCCTGACGATACTGGGGTTTCCTTCGAAGACGGAGCGATGAAGATCGCCCATCCTGATGGGTCGGTGACGGTCGATTTCGATCCGAAGAAGCATGACGCGGACGACGCAGACGACAAGGGATTCTCCGGCAATCTAGCTAAGAAGATGGACGAGGGTGACCTCGGAGGTATTGCTACCGACCTCCTGGAGGGCATTCAGCGTGATGATGATTCCCGCAGGGAGTGGCTTGAGACTAGAGCCTTGGGCATTACGCTTCTTGGCACCAAACTGGAGAAACCACGAAGCGACACAGGTCTATCTGGCGCCCCCCTGGAGGGCATGTCCACCGTCCGGCACCCCCTCTTGCTGGATGCCACTGTATCGTTCCAGGCTACTGCGCGGGGCAACCTTCTACCCGCCTCCGGACCAGTCAAGGTCCGCAACGATTCTCCACCGCCTCCGGTAGCCCCGCCGGCAGCACTTCCACCCCCGGACGACAAGTCTCCGCCGATGACCCCTGCCCCAGGGCCAAGTAACGCGGCGCAGGACATCGCCGACAGTCTCGCCGGCAAAGACATTCTTTCTCAGGCGCTTGAGAAGGATATGAACCATTACCTGACCAGCATAGCTACCGAGTATGTTCCCGATACCGATAGGATGCTATTCCTTATCGGCCTCGGTGGTGATGGCTTCAAGAAGGTCTTCAACTGCCCGATTCGCCGGCGACCGGTCTCCGAGAGTGTCGATGCCGAAGACCTGATTATCTCCAACCACTGCACCGACATGCAGAATAGCGGCAGAGTGACGCACCGTATCTTCATGCGGAAGTCGGTGCTGCGTCGGATGCAGATTCTCGGCGTCTACCTAGATGTGGAGATACCGCAGCCTTCAGTGCCGCAGAAGAATGCGGTGGATAAGAAGAAGGAGGAGGTCGAGGGTATCAACCCTTCCTATACTCGGCCACAGGACCAGGACCACGAGATTTACGAATGCTACTGCGAACTGGACCTTGAC